GCCGCGGGTGATCACGCAACTCAATCAGCCGCCAATCGCTCCCAATGGTCTGTCAGCCAGGGAGACCTTTTACGAATCGCAAGGCCAGGCCAAGGTCAAGATCATCACCAGCTGGAACAGCGTCCCAGGCGTCAGTCAATACCGCGTGCAATATCGGCAAAGCGAAGGCAACTGGACCAGCGTTGTGGTGCCCAGAACCGATTACGAGATCCTGGATTCGGTTGCCGATACCTACACGATCAATATCTACAGCTTGAACGGTGCCAACACGCCCAGCAGCCAGCCGGCAGTGTTGACCTTTGCAGCGGTCGGCAAGACGGCAGTCCCGGGCAATGTGCAGGAGTTGACCTTTGAGGCGATCAATGCCAACTCGGGCCGACTGCGGTGGGCGCCAACGCTTGACCTGGACGTCAAGGTTGGGGGTCGCGTTCACATCCGCCACACCAACCTGACGGACGGCACCGGCACATGGGGCAACAGCGTTGATCTGGTGGAAGCCAAATCGGGCAGCTCTACCGAAGCGATTATCCCCTTGGTCGAAGGCGAGATCCTGGTCAAGTTTGAGGATGATGGCGGCCGGCAATCAGCAACCGAGACCAGCATCATCATTGACTTCCCCGACGCGCTCGGGCAGTTGCTAGTGCAGTCAAGGCGCGAAGATGCCGACGCTCCGCCATTCCAGGGCAGCAAAACCAACTGCTTCTACAGCGATGAATACAATGCGCTCACACTGGAAGCGACTGGCCTGTTCGACGACGTGGCAGATTTGGACCTGCTGCCGGTGATGGACTTCATCGGCGCCATGACCACCAGCGGCACCTATGAGTTCGCCAACACGCTCGACCTGGGTGCGGCATACAGCTTGGACCTGAAGCGGTTCTTCGTCACCCGTGGCTACTTCCCCAGTGACCTGATCGACAGCCGCACCGGATTGGTGGATGATTGGTCTGATTGGGATGGCGCTGCATCGTCAGCCGTCAACGCGAAGATGTATCTGCGCAGCACCAACGACAACCCGACCGGCTCGCCCACATGGTCAGCGTGGCAGGAGTTTGTCAACGGCACATTCAAGGCGCGCGCATTCCAGTTCAAGACTGAGCTGACCAGCACCGACTCGGGCCAGAACATCCTGATCGACGAGCTGGGCTATGAGGCAACCTTCCAGCGGCGTCAAGATCAAAGCGTGGGCAGCATCGCCAGCGGCGCCGGCGCGAAGACAGTCACATTCGACAAGCCGTTCTTCACCGGAACAACCAGCCTGGGTGGCGTTGACAGCAGCCTGCCAAGCGTGGGCATTACCGCGCAGAACATGGCTGCTGGCGACTATTTCACGATGGGCAGCGTGGCAGGCAACCAGTTTGTGGTGACCTTCCGCAACAGCGGCGGCACTGCAATCGACCGCAATTTTGCCTGGTCGGCTGTCGGTTATGGAAAGGGTGCTTGATCCCTGCCAGAATTAACCTATTATCTGACTCATCATGGCCCAACACGATTACGTCATCGCCAACGGCACTGGTGCCGCTGTCCGTTCTGACCTGAACAACGGCCTCGCCGCGATTGTCAGTCAGAACAGCGGGGCAACTGCGCCAGCGACCACCTACGCCTACATGACGTGGGCGGACACGACGGCTGGCGTGATGAAGATGCGCAATGGCGCGAACAATGCCTGGATCACGCTTTACCAGCTAGACGGCGAGTGGAGCACGATCGCCTTTGAGAACGGCAGCGCTGCTGCTCCATCTATTTATTTCAAGGACAGCGGCACCGATACCGGCGTCTACAGCCCTGGCACCGATCAGGTTGCAATTACAACAGGTGGGACTCAACGATTGGCTGCTGATACAGCAGCAGTTACCTCAACTCTGCCTGTAGTTCACCCGCTTGGTGCAGTCGGCACTCCGTCGATCACCTTTACGGGTGACTTGAACACTGGCATCTATAGCCCAGGGGCAGACCAACTAGCCATCTCAACTAATGGAGTTGCAAGACTAACAACAAGTACCACCGCAGTTTCATCTTCGTTAGCAATTGATGTGCCTCTCGGCGCAGTCGGCACCCCGTCGCTGACGTTCACTGGGGACCTCAATACCGGCCTATTTTCACCCGGAGCTGATACGGTTGCACTTGTAACCGGCGGCACAAACAGGCTTCACATTACCTCAGCAGGACTGGTAGGGATTGGCACTACGAGCCCCGGGCGACTCTTATCAGTTCAAGGAATAATTGGGGCCTATAACTCTAGCGGTGCAAATGACAGTCAACTGTTAGTTTACAACAATGGTACGTCAAGTGTTATCAATTCAACCTATGGGACAACAGGTGGATACACTCCATTGGTATTTGATGTTGGAGGCTCCGAACGCGCCCGCATCGACACCAGCGGCAGGCTCTTAGTTGGCACGTCTACAGGGTTTGCGAATACAACAGTACAAATACAAGGTGGTCCTGGCGGCACAACTGATGCTCCGCAACTTGCATTGTCGCGTGGCTTGGCACCAGCTTCAATTAGCAGCGGGCAGTTTCTTGCTTCTATAGATTTTACCGCTAACAATGGTGGAAAATTTGCGACTATTGAAGCCTACGCAGACGCAACGCCTGGAAATAATGACTATCCGGGCAGGTTAGTGTTCTCCACTACCGCAGACGGAGCAAGCAGCCCGACGGAGCGGATGAGGATTCAGGCAGATGGTGTCGTCAAGGTAGCTGGAGATTCTTGGACTCTTGGAAGAACATACATCGGCAATAGTGGCGCATCTGGTTCAGGAATAGGTACGTCATCTAACGGAGCAAATAGTACAACGCTTTATATTGGCAATGCCGCAATCCAAGTAAGCTCTGATGCTCGTCTTAAGGAAAACATTGAGGATACAAGCCTTGATGCACTTGACGCAATTAGTCAAATCAGAGTCAAAGATTTTACCTGGAACGATCCAACAGACACCAGCTCTAACAATCGCAACGCTCGCGGCAAATGGACCGGCTTGATTGCTCAGGAACTTGTAGGGGTTCTTCCTTTTGTTGTTAATGCTCCTCGCAAAGAGGCTGATGGGTCCATTGATCACGAAAGCCAGAGCACTTGGACACTGGATCAGTCACAACTTTGTCCTGTGTTGATCAAAGCAGTGCAACAGCAGCAGGAAATAATCGCCTCGCTGGAAGCTCGAATAGCTGCTCTTGAGACCCCGTAGTCACCTTCACTACTGATCACCCTTATACTCACACCACCAACCAACGACCATGACCACCACCAACTGGCACATCGCCAACCTTGAGCGCGAAACCAGCGACGGCTATGTCTTCACCGCCCACTACACCGTGGACGCCAAGGACGACACCTATAGCGCTGGAGCCTATGGCAGCATCGGCCTGGAGCGCCCTGAAGGCAGGTTGATTGCCTTTGCCGATCTGACCGAAGAACAGGTGATCGAATGGGTTCAAGAAAAGCTCGGCGATGAAGCCATTGCCAATGTGGAGGCCGCACTGCAAAGTCAGATTGATGAGCAGCGTCAGCCCACCAAGGCTGCTGGGGTGCCGTGGCAGTAAAAGCCAAGACTGGTGTCGGCCGGCTAGACCATAAAGCCGGCCCGCCGAAGACAACCAGCATCGGCTACGGCGCGCGCAGTCGGCCACGCCGTCGCGGTAAGAAGCCTCTGCGGGGGCAAGGTCGGTAGAATAGGTCCATGATCGAGGTCATCGCTGCTATTGCTGGAGCATCCATCAGCGTTGCTGCGATGGGAGCCATGGGCTTTACCAAGCGCAACGACGAAGCTCGCGATGCCGTCATCCGTCTGACCGCTGCAGTGGAGCACATCGCCACGCAGCTCGAGGTCATGCACACCGACATCCGTGCCGATCGGAAGGAGACCTTCTCACGGCTGAATGGGGTTGAGCAGCGGGTGACTAAACTCGAAGCAAGACCGTACAGCTGACATGGACCGCATCGCTGACTACATCGCCCTTGTGGTGGCCATCCATGGGCTGGCGCTGGTGATCGTCAACATCACCCCCACACCAAAAGACAACGAAGCGCTGGGTGGTCTGTCCCGCATGGTGGTGAAGCTTTATCGCGCCATCGAGATCCTTGCCGGCATCGTGTCCCCCCTCGCCAAGCGTTGAGCAATGGCCAACCCGGCGCCGGTCACGCTTGAGCAGCTGTTTCGCTTTTATCGCGGGCTTCCGCATCAAGCTTCAGCGATCCAGATCCTGGAGCAGGACCTGGCCGTCAACGGTTACGCAGCAGCGATGCGGCGCGATCGGGCATGGTTCAACACCTGGAGCCAGGATGGCAAGCAGGCCGATCTGGCTGCGGCCCTGAAGCTGATCAAGGACTTTGAAGGCTGCCACCTCGAAGCATATCCAGACCCGCTGAGTGGCGGCGATCCTTGGACGATTGGCTACGGGACGACACGCTATCAGGATGGCCGGCGCGTCAGCCGTGGCGACAAGATCAACGCCATCGAGGCCGATCTGCTGCTTCGCCGGGAGGTGGACCGCATCGCCGAAAAGTTGCGCGCCACCGTGCCCTACTGGGTGCAGATGGCAGACCATCAGAAGTGCGCGCTGATCTCCTTTGCTTACAACCTCGGCAGCGGTTTCTACGGCACCACCGGCTTCGAGACGATCAGCAAGCGGCTACGCGAGAAGGACTGGGCTGCGGTGCCCGATGCCCTGCTGCTCTACCGCAACCCTGGCAGCAACGTGGAAGCAGGACTCAAGCGTCGTCGCATTGCCGAGGGTGACATCTGGGGCTATGCCAAGCAGGCAGCCAGCCCGGTCTCTGCTTTGTTCACGCCTGAGTCGCCTTTCACCTTCAAGATCACGCCACACATCACCTATGGTGAGTTCGCGCTTGGTCAGGAGGCGCGGCGCTTTGATCATCAGCACCAGTGCGACACCGCGGTGAAGCTGGCGCAGTTCCTCGAGAAAGTCCGCACGCAGTTCGGCGGCAAACCGATCACGATCACATCGGGCTACAGACCAGCAGCAATCAACCGACAGGTGGGTGGCGCCTCAAGCAGCGAGCACCTCTACAACGCAATCGGCGTCGGTGCGGTGGACTTCAACATCATCGGCGCCGAAATCAACGCGGTGCAAGCCTGGTGTGACAAAGCCTGGCCATACAGCCTGGGCTACGGCGCACCGAAGGGCTTCGTTCATCTCGGCATTCGCCAGGGCAGTCCTAGGGTTCGGTGGGATTACTGAGCCTGCATGATCATTCCAGACCACGAGATCGCCCGCCTTTGTCAGCAGGCGGCGATGGTGCTGCCATACAACCCCGACCTGCAAAACCCCGCCAGCCTTGATGTGTTGCTTGGCGATCGGTTGATGATCGAGGTTGAAGATCGCCCCGAGTTGCAGATCCTTGGCATTGGCCACCACACGCAGGCGGATCCATACTGGCTCGCGCCGGGTGAGTTCTGCCTAGCCGAGACTCAGGAGATCTTCAACCTTCCCGACCATATCGCGGCGGTCTTCGTACTTAAGTCGAGCCGTGCCCGCGAAGGCTTGGAGCACCTGCTCGCTGGCTATTGCGATCCAGGCTGGCATGGCAGCCGGTTGACGCTGGAGCTGCACAACAGCCGCCGCTTCCACAACATCGCGCTATGGCCTGGCATGAAGATCGGGCAGATGGTATTCCACTTGATCAGCGGCACGCCTGAGCGCACCTACCGCGAAACTGGAAGGTATAACGGGGACCTAGGTGTGACTGCCAGCCGAGGCTAATTCGCGCATCCGATAGATGCGCGCCGGCGCTTCGGCCGGATCATCCATTGGGATCATGCGGTAGTCATCGACGCCGTGGATCTCGGCCCAATGCTGCGCAGCAAGGTGAGTGGTGAAGGGGCCAACGTGCCAGGGGCCAAGGTCCAAGATGTAGGTCATTTCAGGTTGGGGTTGCGTTCGGCAGCGGTGAGGCTGGGGTGGTCACGGTCGTCGTCATCCTCGGGCAGATCCTCGGGGATGTCGTCATATTCAGGGTCGAGCTTGGGCATGGGTTGGAAGGGGGCCGAGCCCCCCGGCTTGGGTCAGGCGGCGGATGCCTCGATGGCTTGGATTGCGGCTTGGATCTCAGCCTGGCCGGGCAGATCGTTGCAGGTCAGGTAGTCGAGGGAAGCGTAGAGGGCGGTGAGAGTTTCGCGCTGGTAGGTGCTGATCATCGGTCCGGTGCGGTTGATGTGTGAACTATACACCGCAGACAGCGCACTCCACCGCGATCAGATGGCCCGTTCACAATCCGTCACACCCAAGGCGATCCGGTCGCGTCCGTTACCGTTGGCCAAGTTGGGCCAGCGCCCATGCGGGCTCACATCGTCGAGATCACCGCCAAGGTGGTCGTCCGCAGCGACACCGATCCAGACCAGCTGCCCGCTGACATTTACAGCCAAATCTCTGAGTTCATCCGCAACGAGACCGACATCCTCGACCTTGCCGTCGAGCTGTTCACACTCCCAGAGGATCTCAGTGGAACAGCATCACATTGACGAGACCCGGCTGGTCACCCGACGATCAGCCCGCGATCAGATCCACCTGGCTTGGAACTACCGCTGCGCCTATTGCGACGATCAGCTTGGCCGCAGCCCAACACTCGACCATGTGGTGCCCAAGGTCCACGGCGGGCTCACGGTCCGCGAGAACCTGATCAGCTGCTGCCTGATGTGCAACAGCCAGAAGGGCCACAAAGACTGGATCGACTGGTATCGCGCCCAGCACTTCTGGTCGGCGACGGGCGAATGGGCTATCGCTCAGTGGCTGGCTGGCGAGATCTAACGCGCCAGCAGGTGGTCCAGATACAGCTCGGCCTGCCATAGGTCGCTCGAGTAGCGGCACATCCCACCAGCGCAGCTGCGGTAATAAAGCTCACCGCCATTGACTGGTTCGAGCGTCTCAATCCATCCGCCATCGCGATCCAAGCGGCTTACCAGTACCGGCTCACTCATGGCCGATCATGCACGAATAGTTCACATCTTGCCGCAAACCGGCCGCCGCTCTGGCGCGCCTCTGGAAACTCAAGGTTGCAGCGTTTGCGCGTTGCCTCCCATTGCACACAGTCCCAGCACATCCGCGGCGCTTCAGCTGGGCGGATCCTGGTCAGTGCTGCCGAATAGATCGACTGCGCCCGGATCAGTGCATCCTGCAGCCGTATGGCGCCCGTGTCGGCCTCCAGCTGGTGCTCAGCCTTTGGGCCAAGGTTCACCCGACAGTGCCAGGTACGGTCGGCACGATCGCAGAAGAGAAGCAACCGGCCACCGTACAAGCTGATCATTCGAGTTCACCGTGACTCGGAGCGTGATACAACCGCTCCAGCAACATGCTGGTGGGCTCAAGCGAATCCAGCATCTCATCTGCCGGATCAACTACCACAAACATCGCCGGCGATCCCATCTCTTTGACGACCACCAAGCTGGTCCGTGGGCTGCGAGCCAACACCCATAGAGCCAACCGCTCCAGCAGATTCAGATCGAGCAGTTGCATCATGGCTCCAGTTTGCCAAGCAGCCGGTCCACATACCACCGGGCCTTGGCAAGCGATTCCCGGCCGCCCTTAGCGTGGTGGTTCATGCGCCAGATGTATTTCATGGCGTTGCCCTTGCAGTATCCGCGGAACTCCTCCGGCGTTAGTGCTGCTTCGATCGCGTCAATGCACTCGATCCCACCCTGCCTGTAGTGCTCCGGGTTAACCGGATCAGCCATGGTTGGCCACCTCCAACTCAGAAGCAAGCACCGCAGCAGACCGGAGCATCGTGCTCAGTTTGATCGGTTGCATGTGCCGGCCGGTGGCATAACGCACAGCCCACCGCAAACCCATCGAGATGTTGCCATCCCCAAGGCGCCTGGCGGCCTCGATCTCCTCGCGGCTCATGCGAACATTCACCGTAAAATTGCGCCCCTTGCCATTGGGTCGGCGGTCGTTGGCGTTGGCCATCATGCCCACCGATCACCAAGCAGCTGCCGGCGGCAGACGGCGATGCACTGCTGCGCGTGCTTCTCAGCCAAGATGCTCTCGGTCTCGCCGATCGCGGTAACGCAGGCGGCGTGCAGTTCGGCGTAGCTGGTGTCTCGGAAGTTGGCCGCCACATCAAGGCAGAACTCCTCCCACAGCCCCGTGTACGTGTTGCAGGTGCGGCCGCTGGCGGCATAGAGCGCGTCCATCATGTCGGCGCGTTGCTGATCCTGTTGAACTCGGTTCATTGGTGCTCCCGTAGTGCTTGGCGTATGTTGAGCAGTTCTTCCCGGCGTGCCGAGATGTGCGGATGGCTGGCCAGCTGGTGAAGCTGTTCGAGCCGGATGTCAATCAGTCGGCAGAGCCGCAAACGTTCATCTTGTTGCCCAGCATTGAACATGCTGGAATCAGTGATGAGCGCCTCCAGTTTGGCGCGGATATGGTCAGTCATCAAGTGACCCTCCGTCAACGAGTGCATCGCACCATTCTTTGAAAGGTGCTTCGATCTGAGCCATGGTTTTATTGTCGATAGTTTCTGGGTTGCGGATCATGCCGATGGCAAGGCCAAGGGCATCACCGAGGCGGTTTTCAAGGCTGTCTAGTGGCACGAACTTGTAGTCAGTCATCAAGTTGCTCCAGTGCGTTGCAGATGATGTGCCAGTGCTGTTGAAGCTCAGCAATAGAGCAGGTTTCATCAGGTGAACGCAGCACTGCGGCGGCAAACTTGGCCTGCTCCTTCAAGCTCGGCGGCTTGGGGCGGCGGGCGGCGCGGAGGTTGTCTGCTGTTTCGATGTCAGTCCAGTCACGGACAAACCACTCACAACACGCCTCCAGCTCCTGGTCGGCGCCCCAGCGGGCGGCTTGAGTGGCGATGTGCCCCGCAGTGAGGCCATCTTCCTCGTTGATCCACTGCTGCACCAGTTCAGGCGGTGGAGTGATTGGGTGTTGGTCACTCATTGGGCCACCTCTACCTCAGCACCTGGCCACCTGGCCTGGGCGTAGCGGATTGCGTGGCGCGTGCTCTCGGCTCGAGTGATCCAGGTCATCGGCTGAGAACCCGGTTTGAAAACCAAGAGCCGATATTCGCGGGTGCGGTTGCCGTGTCGAGGCCGGCTGACGCCTTCCCCGTGCCTGCTTTCTGGCAGTTCTTCAACCCATTGAAAGGGCAGCATTGCTCCTATTGGTTCAGGCATGGATGTTTGGGTCGGTAACGGTTTCAGGGTTAAGCCATTCGAGTTCATTCCACCAAGGCATCCAGCTCTGAGCGGCGATTGCCTTGGCTTCGGTGAAGCTGTGCGCCGTGATCGATTCGATCACATTGGCAGCTTTGATCTGGAAGTAGAAGCGGCGGGGGGTGGTGCGAGTCATGATGTGGCCTCCTGCCATTCGCCGCACCAGTTAGTAACGTCAACCATTGGGAAAGAAGTTGCACAATCGTCGTACTCGGAAACAGAGATAATTGTTGGCGGATACCGATGGCAATCACCTACTTCGTCTTTGCACATCTCTTTATAAAACCGACAGGTTTTGCATGTGTTCATGGTCATGGCTTTACCTCCAGATGAGCGGCAGGGTGTTGAACTGCTTGCTGCTTGGCGGTGTCATAGCCGGCGGCATAGACGCAAGCCAGCAGCACCAAGACAGCGATGCGGTTGATGATGGGGTTGTTGATCATGAGGCTGGTGGGTGATGGGGAAGCCCCGGAGGGCTCAGAAGGAAGACCCGATCACATAGCGGCCGTCCGTGGTGCGGAAGATCAGGCTGTTGAGATCCTTGCGCTGGCGGCCAGTGCGGGCGCTGAACCCGAACCAGACGGTGCCATCGAAACCGCGGGTTTGCAGATCAGCGCGAAGGTTGGCCAGGTCGGCTGTGTTCTCAGTGAGCTCGAAGGTGCGGCTGTTGATGGTGGCGGTCATGTCTCTGGAAGCGGTGGCCTCGTCGGCCGTGCGCGAATCATACACCGCAGGCGGCGCACTCCGCCACCGGGTCAGTCACAATCCGTAACGCGGTGCAGGGCGTCCGATGCTTTCGACCGCCGTTCGTTTGCTTCCCGGAGCAGCGCGATCTGATCCTTCCCCTCCTCATGGCTGAGGCCGATCCGCGTGTGCCCTGCTTGCACCTCCACCGGAACCCGCAGCACGGGCTTCCCATTCGACGCGCGCCAACCGATTGCATAGCTCGGGACCGCCACCTCCACCGTGAACCACACATGCCCGCATTGCTCACACAGGCGCTTACGCACCGTTTGATCGGCCAACTGGGTGTTCGTGGATGGTGCACGGTTGCGGTCGTGACTGCACTTCGGGCATTGCATCGGCATCATGGGAGCAATCTGCTCCTGGCAAGTGGAACAATTCGGACAGTGGATGATCCCAAAGGTGGCAACCGAGGACCAGCTCAAGATCGAGATAATGGCTCGGCGCCTTGAGATCACTGAAAACGTCGGGCCGCTTGCGGCATCGCTCTACCGGGCCTGGAACCTTCAGCAGGCATTGCTCCAGCAGGCGACCAATGAGATCGCCCGCCTTGAGCTGCTGCTGATGAAGCCCTAAAACAGATCAGCCTCGGTGATCTCGACCACTTCGCCCCCAGTGGCCTTGGCCAGGCTGTCAGCCGCACCGGCAGCTGCCATCTTCTCCTCAATGGCCTTCATCGTCTTGTAATCAGGCTCGAAGGCAAGGCTCAGATAGTTCTGACCGCTAGCCGCTTGCTTGGTCCATCCGCTGATCTTGACGGGGATCTCATCGCGATCATTGGGGCTGGCGTTCATCACATAGGACGCAAACGCCATACGGTCATCTTCCTTGATGCTGAACACGCCATCAAATGCCGGATAGTTGCGGCTGGGGTCGTAGCGATCTTTGAAACGCTCTTGCAGCTTCTCAGGTGTGTTCTTGAACAGTGCGCCGTTGGCTTTGAAAGTCATTGGTTGTCAGGTGTGATGGTGTTGGCCTTTTCGTATTGCTCCACCTCGGCCAGGGGATAGAGCACGCGACCGTTGATCTTGGTAAAGGCAGGCCCAGTGTTACTGGACCGCCACCTGATCAACGTCTGGCGGTGGAGGTGCCAGCGCTCAGCCAGTTGCAGGTCAGTCAAAAACTCAGAAGAGGTCATCGGCGATCACCTCCGCAGGTTGTGCAATCGTTGCATTGAGCTGATCCAGGCTGGTCTTCGGCAATTCAGACTTGACCGTCACGGGTTCAATGTCAACCACCTCCTCTTGGCTTTGAATGCCCACTAGCAGCTCTGGGATGTAGAGACGGCCCCAGAAGGCCGCAGCCCGATACCTGATCATCAAATCCGGAAGGGTTAGCCACTTACTGCCCGACTTGGTGCTCCAGCCTTCTTTTTTGGCCATCGCCATGGTGACGGTTGGGCCGCGGAGGTCATTGCCACTGGCCAGCTCAGTTGCGACGCAGGTGCAGGCCAACGTGTCACCCTGGCCGGTCACGTCATACCGCAAAGGGCTGAAGCGGCCGCAGCCATTGATCAGACCAATAATGAATTGGCTGCTCCAGCTAGGGCGACCGTGGATGATATGCAAGTTCTGCATCACCTGAAACGGGCTCATCCGCATCCGGTTCGCGATCTCCAAGGCGACCAAGCAGTTGGCGAATCCCTGCTGGCCTTGAAACTGCGGCGGGATCAACGTGCTGCTGGCCAGGGCCTTGGCAATGCGCTGGGCGTCCTCAAATGCTTGGATGCCGGAGAACACCGAGCCCGAGCTGGTGGTGGTTAGTGCTGTGGTGTCAGTCATCAGTAGGTCTCGATCTCAGGTGGTTGTTGCATCGATCCATCCGGCCGCGGCATCATCCAGCCGGGCAGGCTGATCGGTTCGATCTGATCGCTGTAACCGGGCCACGCGCCAGCCTGCTTGCAGGTGGCGAGCACATCCAGGTCGCGTGCGGCAGTCTCGGCGCCAATGGTCACAATCACTGGCGCCGCAGCATAGACAGCAACGGCATAGGGTGGTTTTTTCTCCACGCACACGAAAAGGAACTGCTCAGGTCGGTTGCCAGTGGCAGCCTGCACCCCATCGAGATACCAGCTGCTCTGCACGTGATACCTGAATGCGCCGATCGACTTGCGGAACCCTGCCGGGCTGGCGTCTTCGGTGGTCTTGAGGTCAACAATCAACCGGCCATCGTTGGTCAGCCAGTCCGGTCGGCATTTGCAGGCCAGGCCCGTTGCCGGATCTGTCCACATGTGGGTGGTCTCGGCTTTGCCCTCCCAGTGCAGCAATACCGCAGCAGCAGGATGCGCCCATACCGCTTCAGCCATTCGGCTGATCTGTGCGCGATCATCGGCCGCGATCAGCTCACGGTCGCCAGCTTCAGCCTCGAACTCAGCCCAGGCTTCTTTACCGGCTTTGGTGCGACGATCCACCTGCGGCGCTGTGATGTAACGCTCCTCGAATTGATCTTGTTCAAGCACCAGCGTATGCAGCGCGGTCCCGATCCGCATGGCTGGCGTGGGCTCAGGCAGCTCGCGCTTCAAGTCGATGTAGCGCGCCCAGTAATGCAGCGGACTTTTGGCCACCAGATCGAGGTGACTTTTGCTCACGGCTGGGTGGGCGTGATATGCGGCGTTGTCCATGGCGTAGCGCAACAGGCCACATCGTATAGCATCAGCGCACACGCGGCAACCCTTTGAACCTTCGCCCATACCAGCAGCAGGCCATCAACGATCTGCGGGCTGCATTCCGCAATGGCGCCCGGGCCCCACTGCTGGTCGCTCCAACCGGAGCTGGCAAAACCGTGATCTTCTCAGCCATCGCCAAAGCAATCGCAGCCAAAGGCCGGAACGGTCTAGTGCTGGTCCATCGCCGTGAGTTGATCACCCAAGCCAGCCGCAAACTCACCGATGCAGGCGTGGCCCATGGCATGATCGCCGCCGGAATGGATGGTGCAAACGCATCAATTCAGGTCGCATCGGTGCAAACGCTCATCCGCCGATTGCAGAAGATCACCACACCACCAGATCTGATCATCATTGACGAAGCCCACCATGCAGCAGCTGGCAGCTGGCAGGCCATCATCAATCACTGGCCTGATGTCCCACTGATCGGCGTGACTGCCACGCCATGCAGGCTTGATGGCAAAGGTCTCGGCAACGTCTTCGACACATTGATCGAGGGTCCATCGGTGCAGCTGCTCACCTCAGCCGGCTACCTGTCACCTGCCCGCATCTATGCACCACCCATGGTTGCTGATCTGTCAGGCATCAAACGACGCGCCGGTGATTACGCTATCGACCAAGCCGCGGATGCCATGACCCGACCAACGGTGACTGGTGATGCGATCAAGCACTACCGAACACTGGCAGGCGATCAACAGGCGATCGCGTTCTGCTGCAGCATCAACCATGCCGTCTCGGTCCGTGACTCATTTGCAACAACTGATATCAGCTCTGAACTGTTGCTGGGCAATACTTCAGACCGCGATGCCGTAGTCGGCCGATTCGCCAATGGTGAGACCCGCATCCTCGTGACCGTTGATGTGGTCAGCGAGGGCTTCGACATCCCAGCAGCCGGTTGCGCCATCCTGCTCAGGCCCACTCAATCTTTGGGGCTATACCTGCAGCAGGTCGGCCGGGTGCTTAGGCCAGCGCCAGGCAAAGTCCACGCCATCATCCTCGACCACGTTGGCAACGTCACCCGTCACGGCTGGCCGGATGATGTACGGCCATGGTCGCTTGAGCATGGGGCACCGCGCGCATCAGGCTCGGCAGCGCCATCGGTTCGGACGTGCCCCGAATGCTTTGCAGCGTTCAAGCCTGCGCCGATCTGCCCATGCTGTGGGGCTCAGTGTGCGGCACCACCTCGAGAGCTGAAGCAGGTGGCCGGTGAGTTGCAAGAACTCAAACGCGAAGGCATTCGACAGCGAGTCAAGGAGCGGAAGAAAGCCCGCACTCTTCCCGAGCTGCTTGCTGTGGCCAAGGAGCGTGGCTATGCACCTGGCTGGGCTCACCGGGTCCACAATGCCAGACAGCAACGCGCATGATTCAGTGGCCAACGCCGAGACCACACTCCAGCAGCAAATCCGCTTGGCGCTCGGCACGCGTCCCGATGCGCGCATCTTTCGCAACCAAGTCGGCAGCCTGCCCGATCCACGCAGCGGCCGGCTCGTCACCTTCGGTCTCGCGCGCGGCAGTGCAGACCTGATCGGCTGGCGCACCATCACGGTCACCCCTGAGATGGTCGGCACCAGGCTCGCCGTGTTCACGTCCATTGAGGTCAAGACACCCACAGGCCGCATCAGGCCAGACCAGCAGGCATGGCTTGCAACGGTCCAGGGAGCAGGTGGCATCGCTGGGGTGGCTCGGTCTGTTACAGATGCGCAGCACATACTCTCCAACCTGCCAACCTATCCCGTAAACTCTGACAGTCCACTAGGTCCTATGGATGACCAGCCACCCACTAATCGCCGAGCTCGATCGCCTTCCTGATGCCTGGGCGCTTGTTGCAGTTGGCAATGACAAACGCCCATATCAGCCCGAGTGGCAGAAGAATCCCCTCAACAAAGATCAGCTCAAGGTCGAGATTCTCGCCGGCCGTGCCGTAGCAATCGGCGTCATCGCAGGGCCACAATCCGGCGGCCTTCTTTTTGTTGACCACGATGGCCTCGGCGCTTCCGAAGTGCTCGAGCAAATCGGCGCACCACTTCGCGAGCTTCCAAAGTCCTGGGCCGTTACATCCGGCCGAGATGCCCGCCTTCAGATTATCTATCAGGTACCTGAGCCGTTCTGGCCAACTATCAAGACCACTAAGCTACGCAGCTCAACCAAGGGCGAGCAGCTTGAGCTGCGTTGGTCCGGCTGTCAATCCGTCGTTGCAGGTGCCCACCCGATCACTGGCGCCTACCGTTGGTTAAAGGGCCGCTCACCTGCTGAGTTGCCAGCAGCTGATGCACCCTCGACGCTGCTCCAGCAAATGCAGCGCAAGCAACCCGACCCGGCTCCATTGATTCGCCTACCTGAAACCGACAGCAGCCGTGCGCGTGACTTTCTCGAACGCATCCCTGCAGCAGATGCCGATGATTACGACACCTGGGTCAAAGTCGGCATGGCGCTACACAGCGCTGGTGATGACTCCCTACTCCAAGACTGGATTCGATGGTCGGCCATCTCAGGCAAGTTCGAGGCAGGCATCTGCGAAGCCAAATGGAAGACCTTCAATGCTTCATCTGGTGGCGTCAGTCTTGGCACCCTCGCACACTTGGCCGGTCATGAGAAAAGCCGCCCGGTCATCACATCCGAGCGGCGACAGCTTTCTGCCCATGCACAGGGACAGGAGAACCTTACACCCCGATCCGAAAAACTCCTAAAGCTTGAACCCGACGAGCTTCTAACCCTTCTCAGGCAACAGCTTGCCGACCGCCTTCGCTGGAACATCTTCACCCAGACCATTGAGCTGGACCAAAAGCCCATTGAGCACATCGAGCACTTCTACCTGCAGCTGGCCCAGCAGGGCGTAAAGGTCACCAAAGACCTTGCAGCTGATGCCGTACACGTCGTGGCACTTGAGAATCCCCATGATCCAGTGCGGGAATACCTAGAGCACGTTGCAGACAATGTGCCATCCGTGCCAATCGACACCCTGGCCACCGCATACCTGCGGCCCACCGATCAGCCCGGCAGCCTCTACGACGCCATGCTCAAGGCAACACTCATCGCAGCAGTGCGGCGGATCTTTGAGCCTGGCTGCAAGCATGATTCGGCCTGTGTCCTCATGGGGCCACAAGGCTGCGGTAAGTCCACCTTTTGGCGCAACCTGGGTGGCCTGTGGTTCAGCGATGCCCTACGCGACATCGGCAGCAAAGACGACCTCATGGTGCTCCACCGCTCATGGCTGATGGAGTGGGCAGAACTCGACCACATCACAGGCCGTAAGCACGCCGGTCAGGTGAAGGCATTCCTTACGCAGCAGACCGACCTGTTCCGTGCCCCCTATCAGCGGACCACTGAGTCCTACCCAAGGCGGTCAATCATCGTCGGTAGCACCAACCGCGATACCGGCTTCCTGGTTGATGACACCGGCAACCGTCGATTCTGGGTTATCCCCGTGACAGCTGCACCGCACATCCCAGTCGATGGCCTCCTGCTCGAGCGGGATGCCATTTGGTCCGCAGCGGTTGCCGCATACCGGGCTGGTGAACCTAATCATCTCACCCGCAACCATGCCGAACAGGTGGACGCCGAGAATGAGTCCTATCTCGTGGATAGCCCCTGGAAGTCGGCAATTCAGGAATGGGTCAATGCTCCACGAAATGCTGGCCGACCCATCACCAGCGAGCTGCTTCTAACCGAGGCGATCAGCAAGCCGGTCGAGCGCCAGGGGCGTGCCGACCAGATGCAGGTGGCCTCAATCCTTCGGGACTTGGGCTACGAAAAGAAGCGCGCATGGTTGGAAGGCAGGAGTAAATGGGTGTTTGTCCTACCTTCTAGGTGAGGTAGGCAGAAGCAAATCCACTGGACTGCAAGGGTTCTTCTATCCTTACTAACCTTCTAACCTTTTATTTATTTATAAAGAGAGGGAGAGGGCCGCAGGGAAAAAGAGCCTATAGGGGCAAGGTAGCCCTGGTTGGCAGGTTGACAGGTGCAAATCTCCTCCCTTTAGGGGGCTCCGCCTTACCCTTGGGGCATGGCATCCATCTCCCTCGACATCCGCTCAGAGCTACCCAAGGCCATCCGGTGGACTGACCAGATGACCAAGCAGTTGCCGTTTGCCATCTCTCAGGCCCTCAACTCCACAGCCTTTGATGCACGGGTCGCAATCAACAGCAGCACTCGTCAATACTTCGACAAGCCCAACCGCTTCACGCAGACAGCGTTCTTCGTCAAGCGTTCAACCAAGCGAGAGCTGGAGGCTGTCGTCTATGCCGAGGCAGCCCCTGGCAAAGATCGGGCTCGCTACCTCAAGTACGGCATCCAAGGCGGCCGACGTACCCAGAAAGGATTTGAGCGTAAGTTCCTAACCGAAGTGGTTGGCACGCGCAGCATCCCGGCAGGCGCTCAGCTCGTGCCCACGTCATTGGTCAAGCTCAACGCTCAAGGCAACGTGTCTCTGGCCACGATCAAGCGCATTCAGAAGGGCCTTGCAACCCAAGGGAACGGCACGTTCTTCATTGGTACGCCAAAAGGTGGCAACCGCCCTGCTGGTATCTACCGGCGCAGCAAGGGCCAACTGTTCCCCTACTTCCTTGCTATCGAAAACAAAGCCAACTATCGGGGTCGGCTACCCATCCGTGACATTGGCGGCAAGGTAGCCCAGCGTCGGTTCGGCGGATACCTACGCAGCAGCCTTTCCAAGGCCCTGGAAACAGCCAGGTAATCCAGGACCCTCTGGCGGCCGAATAGGCGCCTTGCCGGGGGTGCCAGGGGCCTTTGCGGGTCCCTTTTGGCGGATTTTCTATGGGTAGTTCGCGCG